TACGAGCAGATATAAAAGACCTTGAGACTAAAATGTCCAAGGCACAATCTCGTGTAAGTAAAACTCAAAAGTCTTTTCAAAAAGACATGGGCAAAACTAATAAAATATCTGGTGACTTCCAAAAAAGAATGAGTAATGCTGCTACAGCAACTGCTGCATTACAAGGTCCACTTGGTCCAATCGCTGGTCGTATGCGTTCGTTTGGTGCATTGATGGGCAGTGCAGGTTTTGCTGCTGGTGCATTAATTTTAGCAGTAACTGGATTAGTCGCTTCATTTAGAGCATTGGTCATGGCTGCAAGTCGTGCAGAACAAGCAATGGTTAAGTTTGAGGCATTAGTTCAAGCAACAGGTGGTGCTGCTGGTTTAACATCTAGACAATTAGAATTAATGGCAAGAGAGTTTGCTCAAAACACTTTATTTAGTGTTCAGCAAATGAGAGATGCACAAGCTGTATTATTAACTTTCAAAGCAGTCGCAGGTGATGCATTTGGTAGAACAATAGCAGTTGCTACTGATATTGCTACTGTTATGGGAACAGATGTTAAATCTGCTACACTTCAATTAGGTAAAGCATTAGAAGAACCAAGAATCGGATTAAGCATGTTAAGACGATCTGGTATATCCTTTACTGAAGAACAAAAGAAATTAATATTCTCACTTTCTGACACAAATCAAAAAGCAGCAGCCATGTCAGAAATATTAAAAGTTATTGAAGGACAACTAGAAGGAGTTGCTAAATCTGCTGCAGGCTCTGGTGGTAATGTTACTGTTGCAGGTGCTTTTGATGAGTTAGGTCGTAAGTTTACATTATTTCAAGAAGAATTATTAGGTGGTACAACATTGTTAAAAATGTTTACACAAGCAGTTCTAAAACTTGCTGATGCTATACCTGCAGTTGATGTACTAGGTATGACTGATAATGATTTAATTTCAAAACAAAGAGAGTTACAAGAACAAATAAAACTTTTAAAAGTACAACAAGAATTAGCGAAGGAGACTCCATATGAACCAACAATGACAGAATTATTTACTGGCATTCCAAACATGGACCATCCTGCTTTAAAAGACTACAAAGGTGAAATAGAAAAAATTGAAAAACTATTAAAAAAAGTTAATGAAGAAATTTTAAAAAGAAAAGAATTAGAAGAAACAACTATAAACACTGCACCATCAGGTGAAGGTGACTTTAGATTATCCAAAGTATATATTGATGCTAAAGATAAAGTAGAAGCATTTAGTTTAAGTCAAAAACTTTTAAAAGATTCAATAGGCAAAACAGGTGCTGAACTTGAATTATTTAAATTAAAACAACAGATTTTAAATAAAGCAAAAATGGATAATATTATATTAACAGAACAGCAAATAGCAATGTTAGATAAATTAGTAGAAACAAGTCGTGAAAATGCTGAAGCATTAGAAAATATGCAAAAAATTTATGGTGCTTTTGAAGGTGCTGTTAATAAAGCATTTAGCACAGTTGAAAATTCCATTATGGGATTAATTCAAGGTACTGAATCACTAAAAGGTGTTATGAAGAAAATGATGCAAGCATTTATAGCAGATTTAACTACAACTATTATTAAGATGTTAATACTTGATAGACTTAAAAAAAGTATTATGGCAAGTACAAGTGGTCCAATAGGTGCTATTGCTAGTGTTATATTTGGCAGACAAGGTGGTGGTGCAGTTTCAAATAATACTCCATATCTGGTAGGAGAAAAAGGTCCAGAATTATTTATTCCGAATAGTTCAGGTAGAGTAGCACCTATGGACAAAGCAGGTTTTGGTGCACAAACAAGACAACAAACACCAATAGTAGTAGAACAACATATAAACTTTACAACAGGTGTACAAGCAACAGTGCGTTCAGAAGTTTTAAATTTATTACCACAAATACAAAACTCTACGATTGCTGCAGTACAAGAAGCAAGATTGCGTGGTGGTAAGTTTGCTGAAAGTTTTGGAGCAAGATAATGGCAGTATTTAATCCTAGTTATCCTTTAGACATACCAACAGTTTCTGGTTTTGTAAATAGTCAATTACAACTTGCTCGTACAACAGCAATAACATCAAGTAGTTTTACATATCAATCACAAGTACAACAATTTGAAGGTGAAGTATGGACAGCTGATTTTAGATTAGCACCTATGAGAAGAGCAGATGCTGCATTGTGGCAAGCATTCTTTGTACAATTAAGAGGAAGAAGAGGAACTTTTAGATTAGGTGACCCAGACAATAATGCATTATTAGGTGCTGCCACTGGTACAATAAGAGTAAATGGTGCTGGACAAACTGGTAATCAAGTTGCTTTAGATGGTTTTGCTAATAGTACAAATAATGTTTTAAAGGCAGGAGATTATATACAAATAAATTCATACATGTATTTAGTAACAGCAAATGTAAATAGTAATGGTTCTGGTGAAGCAAATGTTAATATTGAACCAGCATTAAGACAAAGTATTGAAACTATAAATGATAATACAATAATTACTTATGGTGCTAATGCTAAAACAATATGGAGATTAGATACTAACAACATAGGTTGGGAAGCAGATAAAGTTAGTAATTATGGTTTTAACTTTACTTGCACTGAAGCATTGTAATGGCTAGAGATTTAACAACTAACTTTGTAACTGCTATTGAGAGTGATGTAGTAAGACCTTTCTTTGCTGCAAAGTTTGAGTTTGCTACTGTGACTGTAAGAGCATGGACTGGTTATGGTAACATAACAGTCAATAGTGAAGTTTACAAAGGTGTTGGTACTTTTGGTCAAATAAATACAGTTGCTGAAACAACAGAAACAAAAGCAGTATCACAAGATTTTATATTAAGTGGTATTCCAAAAGAAAATTTAAGTTTAGCACTAAAAGATAATTATACTGGTAAATCAGTTACATTATTTTTAGGTTTGTTTGATAGTAGTCGTGCTATTGTTAGCGATGTACATCAAATGTTTAAAGGTTTCATTGATACAATAACTATTGATGAAGGTGCTGATACTGCAAGAATGCGTATCAGAGCAGAGAATCGTTTAATACAACTAGAAAGAAGTATTGAAAAACGATTTACAGAAGCACAACAGAAAGCAGACTTTTCTGGTGATGAAGGTTTTTCATTATTAGATGAGTTACAAGATAAGGATGTAGTATGGAAAGAGCCATAAGAATAAGAGAGTATGAGTTAGAAGATGTAAAAGAAATGGTAGAACTTGGAGAACTGATGCATAAAGAAGGTGCTTATAATTTTTTGCCTTATGCTAAATCAAAACTTTATGAGTTGGGTAAAAAGTTTAAACAAACTGATTATGGTAATGCTTGGATTGCTATAAATGAGGAGAACAAAATAATAGGAATGTATGTAGCATTCATAACAGAATACTTCTTTTGTTATGAAAAAATTGCTCAAGACTTTTTATTATATGTTCATCCTGATTATAGAGATAAGTATCCTAGAGTATCATTTAAATTAGTTAAAAAAGCAGAAGCATGGGCTAAAGAACGAGGTGCTAGAGAGTTTTGTCCAGCATCAAGTATGGCTATTGCATCTGATAAAGTAGAGAAGTTATATAATTTTATGAAGTTTGAAACAGTAGGAAATTTATTTAAAAAGAGGTTATAATGTGCGGTGGTGGTGGAGATATTATTGATGCGATTACAGATCCAGTAACTATTGTTGCTGCAGTTGCTGCAGGATTCTTGGCTCCTGGTCCAGGATTCTCTATTGGTGCTGCATTGTTGGCTGGTGGTAGTGTTGCTGCGACTGCTGCATTAGCACCTACACCTGACTTGCCTAGTTTAACAGTTGGTTCAGACCAAGTAACACAAGGTCGTAATGTTACAGTAAGACAACCAGTTGCACCTTGGAAAGTTTGTTATGGTACAGCAAGAGTTGGTGGTATCTATGTTCATCTAGCATCAACAGGAAGTAATGAATATCTACATGCGTTCGCAGTATTTACTTGTCATGAAATAAATGCTTATAATAAATTATTTTTAGATGATTCAGTTTTAACTTTTGGTACATCACCATTTACTAACTCTGGTAATGATAGTAATGGTATTGGTAGATTTACAGTTTCATCAGGAGACTTTCATAACAGTGATGGTTCAGCAATAAGAGTAAAAGTCCATCTTGGTACTTCTACACAAGCAGCAGATGCAGATGGTGTAAGTGATTTAAGTGAATGGACAACTAATCATAGATTAAGAGGTCGTGCTTATAATTATATTAGATATCGTTTTGATAGTGATACTTTTCCAAATGGTTTACCAAACATGAGTGTTGAGATACAAGGCAAGAAAGTATTCGACCCAAGAACTAGCGCAACATCATTCTCTAACAACCCAGCACTTTGCATTAGAGATTTTTTAACAGATACAAGTTTTGGTTTAAAAATAAGTTCTGCTGAAATAAATGATAGTGCTACTCATCATGGTGGCTTTGCTTATGCTGCAGCAAGATGTGAAGATACTATTAATAGTAATAATCGTTATGAATGTAATGGTATATTTGATTTATCACAATCACCAAAACAAATACTAGACCAATTATTAACATCTTGTTCTGGTAAACTTATATATCAAAATGGTAAATTTAATTTGTATGTCGTAAAGATATTTTTAATCGTGTTGCTGGTACTTTTTATGATTCTAGTAATAAATTTATTGTACAAGAGTTTGACCCAATAGCATCAAGTCAATATAAAACAGAAGACAATAATGAAGAAATAACAGCAGATGTAGAATTTAGTATGACAACAAGTGCAACAAAAGCAAGAGAGTTAGCATTAATTGAATTATTAAAAGCAAGACAGCAAATAGTCATGTCTTGTACTACAAGTTTAAAACAAGGTTTACAATTACAGTGTGGTGATTTTGTTAATGTTACCAATAGTCGTCTTGGTTTTACTAATAAACCTTTTGAAGTTCAAGAGTGGAACTTAACATCCTCTGATGTTGAAGGTGCACCACAGTTAGTTTGTACAATGGTATTAAGAGAAACAGACCCAAATGTTTATACAAATAGTGTTTTATCAAACATAAATACATCAAAAGAGATAGCAACAGATCCTAATCCAAACACTAATTTAAGTGCTGCAAATACAGCAACAGCACCAAGTGCATTATCTTTAACTGACTTAACAGGTGGTGAAGTAGAAGCAGTATGGACACTAACAACAAACATATCACAGATACAATTAGAGTATAAATTGTCTAGTGATTCAACATACACAGAACAATTGATGTCAGGACACAATAGGAGGTTTACTATTAGAGGTTTAACTGCTGGTCAAACATATAATTTTAGAGTAAAATCAATTAATTCTGTTGGCACATCAAGTAGTTATGCAACTGCTAATATAACACTTTAATATGAAATAATTTTAGTTTATAATGATATTATGGATGAACATTTAAAAACAAGTCAGGAAAACAAGGAAGCAATAATTAGGCTCGAAGGAGAGTTAAAATTAGTGCACCAAAAGATTGACACTATTGAAAATAATCATCTAACACATATGCAAAAAGACATAGATCGTATATCAAAAGTTTTATATACAATTGGTTTTATGATTCTAGGTCAAGTTTTATATACAATAACAAGAGCACTAATAGGATAAAAAATGGTTAAAGATTATACTGATTTAATGGAAAGAATTAAAAAGCATGAAGGATTTGTACCAAAAATTTATAAAGATAGTTTAGGTTTTGCTACTATTGGTTATGGTCATTTAGTATTACCAGAAGAGCAATGGGAAGAAGGAAAAGAATATAGCAAAGAACAATTAGAGCATGTATTTAAAACTGATTTTAATAATGCTGTTGGTCAAGCGACTGGTTT